AAGGCTTTCACAACTTGCAGAGACAAGCCTACTGATTTCGATACTGTAGATAAATACTTGGGGTACGCACGAACTGGCACTGGGGAAACGCTTGTACATCTTTTCGTGCAAATAAAATTACAAAATGAAGCAAAATAACTATTGATTTTACAGAACAAATGTTCTATTATATATCCATACGGTTCGTACATGGATGTATAAGGGGGTACAATCTAATGGATTATAAAAAAGTACTAATTGATCTAATTGAATCTATTGATAGTGAATCCATACTGAAGTATCTATATGAATTCACAAAATCATTCATAACCAAGTACAAATGATAAGTTGAGAGAGATTATTCGTCTCTCTCTTTTTTGACTATTTCAGTTACACCAGCAGCTCCAGAAAGCAATCTTATAATCTGCATCATTTTGTCTTGTTCGCTTTTTGGAAGACTATCATATATCTGTATCATTTCTATATGGTCTTCATTAAACGTAGGAACATCATTTTTTTTCATTGGAACATTTTCATATCCATGCAACCATTCAAGATTTACATTGTATTTTCTTGATAATGCTAAAATCGTATCTTGCTTTGGTGTTCTTGTGCCAGCCAAATACATAGATATACTAGATTTTGGTATACCGACATCTCTTACTATGTCTGCTTGTTCTAAGCCTTTTTCTTCCATTAACTGTTTTAATCTTACTTTAAACTCTACCATAATAATTTTCCTCTTTTGTCAGATTATAACATCAATTTGCTATCAATTCAATAGCCAATGAAAAAAATGTTCACTTTTGCGAATTTTGTTGTTGACAGATTTAATTTTATAATGTAATATCATATCAGGTTCACAAATGCGAACCACAAAATGTAGTAAGGAAGGGGTGAATAAATGACAACATCTTGTGAAAAATACGAATTTGATTTCTCTGAATTAAGGGGAAGAATCAAGGCTCGTATTGGTTCGGAAGGAGAATTCGCTGATAAAATCGAAAGAAGTCCTCAATTCGTATCATCTGTGTTTAATGGAAAGTCATTATTTGACACTACAGACATTGTAAAAGCATCGGAATTACTGGATATTCCTTCGAATATGATTGGATTCTTTTTTTATACTTACAAAGTTCGCAATTGCGAACAGAAGGGAGAGTAAATGAACGAGATTGTAAAAATTGGTAACGCTGATATTTCTATAAAGGAATACAACGGACAAAGAGTTGTTACTTTTAGTGACATTGACAATGTTCATCAAAGACCAGAAGGAACAGCTAGATTGACATTTAATAGGAACAAAAACAGATTTGTTGAAGGAAAACACTTCTTCGTATGCGAAACATACGAAGCAAAAAATTTATTTAACATATCAGCACCAAATGGAATTGTTCTTATTACTGAAAAAGGTTATCTGAAGCTTGTGAAACCATTCGGAGATGATTTGTCTTGGGAAATTCAAGATCAATTGGTTGATGCTTATTTTACAGTTCGAAAAATTACTGATGAAGAACTTTCACCACAGATGCAGATTCTTATGAACATGGTCAACAAAATGGCTATTGATGAAATCGAGAAAAAACAGATGAAAGAACAGCTTGAAAAACATGAAAAGGCTGTTGAAACCATTAAGGATGCAGTGAAACCTATCACAGAAAATTGGAGAGAAGAAACAAATAAGAAGATAAATCGTATTCAGGCAAATGTTGGAACAGCTTTTGCAAAAATAAGAGCTGAAATGTATGCAGAGTTAGAAAACAGAGCTGGATGTGACCTAAAAACTAGATTGAATCACAGGAAAGACAGGATGCGTGATGATGGTTACGCAAAAACAAGAGTTAACAGCATAAATACAATGGACATTATCGAGGATGATAAAAAGCTCAAAGAGATTTTTTCGAAGATAGTTTCTGAGTATGAAATCAAATATTGCGCATAAGGAGAATTTATTGTGAGAGAAAAAGAATACTTAGATAATTTTGAAGCATTAAATGGATTTACATTTCATGAAGCGTACAACCAATTTTGTGAATCAACAGTGAATGGAAATCCAGTTGAAGACACATTGGTTACAACATTGAGATTTGTAAATGAAAGAAATGTTGAGATTGATGTTTTCTTAATTAATGGTGAGCTCCAGATTGGTGAACCATTTGCAATTGATAATGAGTTTGAACCACTAGAAAAAGAAAGAATCATGTTCAAAAGGGATTGAATATAATCGTGTAGATGTAAAAGAGGAAAATTCAAATGAGTGAACGAATTTCAGTAGCAAAGGCATCTAAGATGCTTGGCATGAATCCACAGGCAGTAAGAATCTTGATGCAACGTGGAGTGCTAGACATTGGATTTTGCTACAAAGACCTTAGTAAAGGTAATTCATTTAGATATGTAATCATTGAAGAAAAACTGAATAAGGTGATTGGGAAATGAAAAGAGCGATAGCAATCCTATGTTTAGTAATAATGTTGTTTGTTCCAGTAGAAGCAAGCGCAGTTGACAACCAGGTTAATCCGTATGGCGAACCATTCCCGATGCTGACTACAGCATATTTGGACAGTGGGATAACAGCCAGCGGATGCCAAACAAGAGAAGGGATTTGTGCGGCAAAGAAAGAATGGATTGGAATGACAGCAATCATCTACGAAAGAACAGATGATAATAAAATTGGCGAATTACTTGGGATTTACGAAATTCTTGATACTGGTTTTGGCGGTGATTCCGATGGTGACGGAATCGGAAGTATTCAAGAAGGTAAAGTGATTGATGTATGGTTTCCAACATACGATTTGTGTGTTGAATGGATGAAAAAAACAAATGGCAGATGCTTTGTGCAACTAGTAAATGCGCAAGGCTAAGAAGGGAGAATAAAGAAATGGATAAGAAAAACAAAGGAATGGTAACACTACCAATTGAAGTGTACACGGAAATGGTAAGAACAATTAGCAGAGTTGATGTGCTTTGTCAGTTAATCAAAAGTGGTGAGATCGCGGTTGAATCTCCAGTACTTGAAATCTTAGAGATTGGAGAGTAGCCATGGATGAGAATACAAAGAATGTCACTATTACTTTGGAAGAGTACAAGGACCTTATCACTAAGTGTGTTGATTGGGATGGTATATATGCTATCACAGCTCATGTATCTGATGAAAAGGTTGCTATGGAAGCTATTCGCTGCTTGATGGGGGTGTGGAAAGATGATGGTAATAGATGATTGGAATGTATTGGTGAAGGGTAGCAATGACGAAATAGTTGCAGATTTTATCTGTGCTGTGAAATCCGCTAAAGGAAAGCTTTCAATGGATAATAATGATGAAGATGTAATCAAAAAAATGAAATTATACTTTGAAATTGGAATGATGGGATAAGGGTGAGTATGAATCTAATCGAATACATAGGAATATGCATGGCAATCATGATGATTGGATGGATTGCATTAAATGTAGTTTTTGGAGAAAGAGAGGAATAGATATGAGCGAATATCCAGAAGGAACAGTAACAATCAGCTTGGATGAATACAGAGATTTGTGTGAGATGAACGCGAGAGCAAGCATTCTAAGAATGCACATAGTTAAAGAACTGGAAGAACGTCTTGATATGAAGAAAATGTATGGTAGATTTGAAATCAAAGATGCAACAATTAATGCATACGACGCATCAAATATCATGGGATTTTATTCAACTTTACATGGATTTTTGGAAAAAGAAAAGGAACTTAACGCGAAAATGGAATGCGAGGAATAGTAATGGCAACAGAGAATACGAAGGAAAGAATCTTGTTTTTATTAAGAAGTACTCAACGAGAAGGTATTGAGGACTTGATCGCATGGATGGAAGACAATGGTTTTTTCACAGCACCATGCTCAACAGACAAGCATCTATGCAAAGAAGGTGGATTGGCTGTACATAGTTTGAATGTATATGAAACATTCAAGGATTTTGTGGTAGCGGTTGACAAGGATTGGAGCTTGGAAAACAGTGATTCAATCAAGTTATGTTGTTTGCTACATGATATTGGCAAGGTTGGTGACCATGACAAGGCATATTACATCCCGAACATCCTAAAAAGCGGAAAACCTTCTGAGTCAAAACCATATGTTGTAAATCCTGACCTTACATATGAAGAACACGAAATCAGAAGCGCATTGATTATTGAGAGATTTATCAAGCTTACAGAGGATGAAGAAAGCGCAATTTTACACCATAACGGATTATTTTCTAAGCTGGATAGCTCTTATGGGAATGCAAACTTTTGCAAGACAAAATTGGCATTTTTGCTTCACACAGCAGATATGTGGTGCAGCAGATTTGTGGAAACTAAAACAGATGATGAACTTCCTTGGGTGGAAGTATAGAGAGGAGATTAGAAATGGGAACAATTATTTGCATCGCCGGTGAAAGTGGAACCGGCAAAACAACATCAATGAGAAATCTCAATCCCGAAACAACATTTTATATTGATTGTGACAAAAAAGGATTATCGTGGAAAGGCTGGAAAAACAGCTTTAGTGGAGATAAGAAGAACTATCTGAAAACAGATTATCCACAGGTTGCATTACAAGCACTTGGAAAAATCAACTCTGATAAATCATATGCTCATATTCAGACAGTAGTAATTGATACTATCAATGGTCTTATGGTTGCAGACGAAATGAGAAGAGCAAAAGAGAAAAACTATGATAAGTGGATGGATCTTGCTCAGAGTATTTATGATTTAATTGATTACTCGTTAACCATGAGAGATGACGTAGCAGTTGTTTTTGTAGCGCATACTCAGACAGATCATGATGACAATGGATTTATTTTCACGAGAATCAAAACCAGTGGTCGAAAGTTAGACAAAATTACACTGGAAAGCAAATTTAGTACGGTTTTAATCAGCAAATGTCTTGATGGAAATTATGTTTTTGAGACTCAGGCTAATTTTAGCACAGCGAAATCTCCAATGGGAGCTTTCGAGGAGAAAACAATTCCAAATGACATTGTTGCTGTTATTGAAGCATTAAAAGAATTTTAAGAAAGTGGGGAAAACAAATAATGCAAATGCCAGAAAATTACAATGAAACACAGATTAACGAAGGGTTTGAGAGAATCGAAGCTGGTGGTCACTACGGTGTCATCAAACAGGTGTCAGAGAAGAAATCATCTACCGGACTTGACATGCTTGTTATCCTTTTCGATTTTGACGAGAAGGACAAACAGAAATGTTACTTCATGAAGAGATTCAATGAGGATGACAGAGAAGACAAGAAATATCCAAACGACGCTACAAATTACATGGTAGTTGATAAATCATCATCATATGGAACCAAGAATTTGAAGTCATTTATTACAATGGTTGAAAATAGTAATCCTGGATTCAAGGTGCAGTGGGGTGACAACTTCTGTGCTCAGTTCAAGGGGAAGAAAATCGGTTGTGTATTTGGACCAGTACTCGACTTTTACAATGGTAAAGAGCACAAAAAGACAGCACTCAGATGGTTTTGCTCAACGGATAAAGTTGATTCTGCGGAAATTCCAGCAGAATATGAGACAAAAGCTCATAAAGATAACTCAAAAACTTCTACAGCTGACCCAGCCGGATTTGTAAATATTCCGGACCTTGACGCTACTGAGCTTCCTTTTAATTAAGTCGTAAACAACGTAATTAGTGTCAAAATTGAATCAAAAACACTTGGGTGATAACTTCTTCACCTAAGTGAAAACGATTCAAGGATGAGGTGTTTTAGCGTGAGTGTAAATTATAAACAGATATATGCTATTAAGAAGCAAAATGAAAAAAAGTTGCTTGCTGTCAATCCGAGATTGCCTGAAAAAAGTGGAATATACTTCCTAACAAGGACAGATGAAGATGGTTTCAGATATGCGTACATAGGACAAGCCAAGAAAATTCTTTCAAGACTAGTTCAACACATGTCTGGATATCAGCATATTGATCTCAGTTTAAAATCACATAAATTGTATTCTGATGACAATCCTTATGGTTGGAAAGTAAATTTTCTGCTTTATCCGGAATCTGAATTAGATAGCATGGAGCAAGTATGGATTAAGAAATATGCAGAAAACGGATTTCA